ATTAATGGGTCAGACGAAGGTCGTCAAATTGATACATTAAGAACTAAAATAAAATCCTTTGCAAGTACGGTGTCTTTAGATAAGAACGCCAGACATAAAGTTATAATAGTTGATGAAGCAGATTATATGAACGCTGATAGTGTTCAACCTGCTTTAAGAAACTTTATAGAGACTTTTTATAAGAATTGTAGATTTATATTTACTTGCAATTTCAAAAACAAAATAATCCCAGCATTACATAGTCGTTGTACCGTAGTTGATTTTGCAATCAAAAATGGTTATAGAAAAAAATGTGCTGACGCTATGATGATTAGATTAGGTACTATATTAGATGATGAAAAAGTACCTTATGATAAGAAAGTATTAGCAGAACTTATTATAAAACACTTTCCAGATTTCAGAAGAACTATCAACGAACTTCAAAGATATTCAGTAAGAGGTAAAATTGATAGTGGGATATTGTTTAGTTTATCAGAAACAAACACAAAGGAATTAGTCGCAACATTAAAAGAAAAAAGATTTAATGATATGCGTAAATGGGTTATTCAGAATATAGATAAAGAACCATCATCTATGTTTAGAAATCTATATGAAGTATTGTGGAAGGCGTTAGACCCTAAATCAATACCTCAAGCAGTATTAGTTATCGCAGGTTATCAATACAAGGCAGGTTTTGTCGCAGACCAAGAAATCAATATGGTCGCTTGTTTAACCGAGATAATGGCTAATTGTAAGTTTAAATAATGGCTTACGAGTTAAAAGAATACCTTAATAGTATTAACTTTACTAAAAAGGATGTAATGGATACCGAAGACTACTTTTGGGAAAAGAAGTATCCTGCGTTTGTGGTCAACAAATGTCTGTCTTATCACTATGATACCTTAATCGCTGCCAACGAAATGAATGGGTATCATTTTCTCCCTAACAATATGCAATATCATTTTTTACTAAATATAGTAAGAAAGAAAAAGCGATTTGCTAAATGGTTGAAAGCAGAAAAGCTTAAAGATATAGAGTATGTAAAAGAGTATTATGGGTATAGTAATGAAAAAGCCAAATCCGCTCTCAGCATATTGACTAGAAAACAAATTGAAACTATAAAACAATCCTTGCAAAAGGGTGGGAGACATAAAAGAAAATGACGACAGACACATTAAACTGGTCGCCAGATGATATGCTAGAGGTAACAATCAAGCAACCTGACGACTTTCTTAAAGTTAGAGAGACTTTAACAAGAATAGGCGTGGCGTCTAGGAAAGACAAAACACTATTTCAATCTTGCCATATATTACATAAACAAGGCAAATATTACATTGTTCACTTCAAAGAACTATTTGCTTTAGATGGTAAGAAAGCTACATTGACCGAAAACGATATACAAAGAAGAAATACAATCGCAGTATTACTAGCAGATTGGAACCTTATTTCCATTGTAAAAAAAGAGGCAGCTGAAAACAAAGCGCCTTTATCTCAAATAAAAGTATTACCATTTAAAGAAAAGAAAGAATGGATACTTTCTGCTAAATATAACATTGGTAAGAAAGTTGATGAGAAGAAGGAAGAAGTTTCCAAAGAAGGTAAAAATGAAGGTCAATAAATGCAAGTATCAAATTTCAAAGATTTCATAACCGAAGCAAAAAAAGGTTCTGATAGAACTATACAGATAGCGGTAGTTACCAAAACTCATCCGAACATCAAAAAAAGAAAAGTTGGTGGTAAGGAGAAAAAGGAATTAACCGTTGGTCTAATTGCTGAGACTTGCGAAGAATTGAAAATCAAGTGTATAGTTATTGAAACTAGACACGCAATCATAACAGGTAAAGACGAAGAAAAGAATACTTTAACCATCTATAACTATGATGGTAAAGATACTGAACATACATTTATTGGTAAAGACACCATTTGTATTACTAGAGCAGGTGCAGTTGAAGATGAAGCAGGACTTTCAATCATATCTGCTTTTCAAAACTCTGGTTCGTTTATGATTAATACAAGAAACTCAATGTTAACTTGTAATAATAAATTAACAACAGCATTATTATTTGAAAAGTTTGCAATACCAACACCTAGAACTGCTTTCGTATCTAACGAAAAAAATATAGATGACGCAGTAAAACTAATAGGTGGTAAGTTTCCAGTAGTATTAAAAACATTAACAGGTACGCAAGGTATCGGAGTTGTTAAATGTGATAGTTATGAGTCGCTTGTATCTACTATTCAATCACTATGGAAACACGAAGCAGAATTATTAATACAAGAATTTATGCCTGTTAAATTTGATATAAGAACTTTTGTAGCAGATAATAAGATATTTGCTAGTACAAAAAGAATACAATCATCTTTTGATTTTAGAACTAATACACATAGAGGTGCTAAGGCAGTACCTTATAAATTAAATGATGATGAAATAGAAATTATTTTAAAAGCTAGTAGAGCTAGTAAAGCATATGTAGTTGGAGTAGACCATATTATTGTTGATGGTAAGTACTATGTACTTGAAGTCAATGGTTCTCCTGGTACTGGTGCTGATTATGAAGGTTACGCATATAAAGACCTTGAAGGACCAAATCCTGGAGGTGCAATTACTGGTAAACAATTAGTTAAAAACTTTGTTAAATATATTTCTGATAGAAGTAATTGGGATAGACAATCAATTATAGAAACAGGTTGGTTAGAGACAATAGAATTAGAAGACATTGGTAAGATAAGAGCCAAGTTAGATACAGGTAATGGAGCTAAAGCTTGTTCATTACACGCAGAAGATATTAAGATAAAAGGTAAAACGGTAAGTTGGAAGTATAATAAGAAAACATATACTAAACCAATTCACGGAGAGAGTAGAGTTTTTAGAGCAAACGCTGGTGATGAACCAAGCGAAATAAGAAAAACCGTATTGTTAGATATGACTTTCAATGGGTTTACTTATAAAGATATAGAATTTGGACTAGACCAAAGACCAAGGTCAGGTTCGGATGTCTTGTTAAATAGAGATATGATTAGGCAGTTTCACGCTAGCGTAAATCCTAGTAGGACTTTCGTATTAAGTAAGAGATTGCCGCCTATTGACAAAGACTAACAATTATAATATAATGGAGTTATTATGGTAAAAATAGTAAGACTAATAACAGGTGAAGATATTATCGGAGAAATTTCAAAAAAAGACGGAACAACTTCTGTCAAAAATCCATATATCATTTATCCAACAAGTGCTCCCGAAGCAGGGAAGTCAATGAAGTTTGGTATGTTCACTTATATCCCATATGCAGAAACCGATACGGTTACTTTTGCAGATGACAAGATATTAACAACGGTGGAACCAAAACAAGACTTACTTGCTAGTTATAAACAAAGTGTAAGTAAAATTATTCAAGGACCAGGATTAATAACATAATGTCAGATAGTATCCAACAGAAGGATACTTTGACAATATACTTTGTAAGTAAAGACGGCACAAAACAAGAAGTCAAAGTACCGCCAGGTTTTACAATTATGGAAGCGGCAAAGAAATTTGCTAATACTTCCATTGATGAGATTCCTGCCGATTGTGGAGGATGTCAAGCGTGTGGTACTTGTCATATTAATATAAAAGAAGATATTAATAGAGTAGGTCCTGCTGAACATAATAGTTTAGAAACAGAATTAATGGAAATGCAACCTGAATATGACCGTATGTATTCTAGGTTAGCTTGTCAAGTTATTTTAACACCTAAACATAATGGTTTGATTGTTCATTTAAGAGATATGGAGAATATATAATGAATTTTTATAAAGATGTAATTGAACATAGAGGTAATCTTTTAGTTAGAGGAATACACGAAGGAAAAGAATTTAAAGAAAAGATTAACTTTAAACCAACATTGTTTTCAATCACACACGAAGATAGTCCACATAAAAATCTTCAAGGTCAAAATTTAAAACCAATCACATTTAATAGTATACCCAAAGCAAGAGAATTTAAAAGAAATTATCAGAATTCTAATAGTGCATTGTACGGAAATGAGAGATACCATTTTCAATACATCGCTGAAGAATACCCAGGTGATATACAATACGATAAGAACCTGATTAAGATATTTACATTAGATATTGAGGTAACCGCTGAAAAAGGTTTCCCAGATGTAGAAAATCCTATAGAGGAAATCTTATGTCTTACTATTAAGAACCAATCCAATAAGAACATTATCACCTGGGGAACCAAACCTTATTTTTCAAAGAGAGCAGATGTAACCTATATTGAGTGTCAAAATGAAAAACAATTATTAATGGAGTTTTTCAAATTTTGGACAAAGAATTATCCAGATATTATTACAGGATGGAATACAAAGTTTTTTGATTTGCCATATCTATGTAATAGAATTAAATTATTAGTTGGAGATAAAGTAATTAATAAGTTATCTCCTTGGGGATTAATTGATAGTGAACAGATAACCGTAAGAGGTCAGACACAAACGGCATATGATATTAAAGGTATCACTATGTTAGATTACCTTGACATCTATAAAAAATTTATTCCAGTTAGACAAGAAAGTTATAAACTAGATTATATTGCTAAAGTAGAACTTGGCAGTAATGGTAAAGACGCCAACCCATATGATACATTTAGAGAGTGGTACACCAATGACTTTCAATCGTTTGTAGATTACAATATTAAAGATGTTGAGATAGTTGATGAACTAGAAGATAAATTAAAGTTGATTGAACTTGTATTAACTATGGCGTATGAAGCAAAGATTAATTACCAAGATGTATTTTCAGAAGTTAGATTATGGGATACATTAATTTATAATCATTTATTAAAAGATAATATTCAAATCCCACCAAGAATAGAACAAGCAAAAGATGAGAAGTATGTTGGTGCTTATGTTAAGTCACCACAGGTCGGTCAACATAAATGGATTGTTTCATTTGATATTAACTCACTATATCCACATTTGATTATGCAGTATAATATATCTCCAGAAAAAATGGTAGGTGTTAATCCTGAAGGTATTAGTGTTAATAATATGATAAAGAAAAAAGTAGAATTAAATTATTTAAAAGATAAAGGTTGTACTATTACTCCAAATGGTGCTATGTTTAAAATAGATAATCAAGGTTTCTTACCGAAGATAATGGAGAAGATGTACAATGACCGAGTAGAATTTAAGAAGTTAGAGTTTGAAGCAAAGAAAAATTATCAAAAAACAAAAGACCCAATCTATGCAAAAGAAACTAGTAGATGTCATAATATTCAATGGGCAAAGAAAATATCATTGAATAGTGCTTATGGTGCCATAGGTAATCAATACTTTAGATATTATAATGTTAATCAAGCAACAGCGATTACTACTTCTGGTCAATTTATTATTCAGTATATTGAGAAGAAAGTAAATGAATATATGAATAATATATTAAAAACAAAACAAGATTATATTGTTGCGTCTGATACAGATTCAATTTATTTAAGATTAGATGAACTAGTTAATAAAGTATGTAAGGATAAAACTAAAGAACAAACAATAAACTTTATTAATAGAGTTGTAGATAGTAGAATAGAACCATTTATAGAAAAGTGTTTTAATGAACTTGCAGATTATACCAATGCGATTGGACAAAAAATGGTAATGAAACGAGAAGTAATTGCTGATAAAGGTATATGGACTGCTAAGAAAAGATATATGCTTAATGTACTTGATGAAGAAGGTTTTAGATATGAAGAACCTAAACTAAAGATAATGGGTATTGAAGCAGTTAAATCTTCAACGCCAGAAGTATGTAGAGTTGCAATTAAAGAAGCGATTAGATTGATTATGAATAAAGAAGAATCTGATTTACATAATTTTATTGCAAACTTTAAAAAGAAATTTACAGATTTTGAACCAGAACAAATTGCTTTTCCTAGAAGTTGTAATAATTTAAGAAAGTATTATAGTGCTAGTACTATATTCATTAAAGGAACACCAATACATATCAAAGGTAGTCTCATATACAATTATCATTTAAAAGATAAAAGATTAGACCATAAGTATCCATCAATACAAGAAGGAGATAAGATTAAGTTTGTTTTATTAAAAGAACCTAATCCATTTAAGTTTAATGTATGTTCTTATCTTGCTACTCTTCCGAGAGAGTTTGAACTGAAAGAATATATAGATTATGAATTACAATTTGAGAAAACATTTTTAGACCCGATGAGGTTTATATTAGGTGCAATAGGTTGGAACGCTGAACCTAAAGCAAGTTTGGAGGCATTTTTCTAATGAAAGTTATAGAGATATTAATATATGGTTTAGGTGTATTAGAGTTTCCTTTTGATGAAACACAAAAATGTAGACCACAAGCAAGTGATATTCTAAAACAAAATACAATAGTTGTTAATCGTATTGACCCACCAGAATTTTGGGCAGAAGGAGACTATTGGATTAAAGATGGCAAACATTATCGTTTAGCAGGTTTTAGATGTGTTGATAAAGAAACTGGAAAAGAGGTAGGTAAAAGTGGAATTATTTAAAGAGAAATTTAAAAACTTTTATAAGTGGGTTAAAGGAACTGAACTAGTTGAACTAGATGACATAGATGTTGAGGAGGATCCTGTAAGACCTGAACTAACTTTAGGTTGGAGAATAACTAAAGGTAGAAAGATATATGGATTAAAATATGAAGATGAGATTGAAGGTATTATTTGTGTTGCATTTACAAACGATATTCCTCACAATATAAAAGAATTAGATATGATGAGTGAACTTGCAGATATAAAAAATGAAAAGAATAATGCTATTGCATATACGGTATGGTCTCGTAAGAGAGGTGCAGGTAAAGAGATTATGAAAAAGGTAATAGAGTGGGCTAAAAAGAATAAGATTAAAAGATTAGTTACCTTATCGCCATTAACACCAATGGCAACACATTATCATATTAGAAATGGTGCAAAACAAATTAGTATAAACAAAGAGACACAAAATTTTGAATATGAACTTACAAAATGAGATTAGTGATATACAGAAATGCAGGTCAGGAACAATTGATACACGATTTTCCAGCAAGTCAATGGCCAAAGATAGAACAATTTTTAAAAGATGAAGGAATTAAGTGGTATGTCGTTTGTTATTAATGCAGATAGTTTAGAACATTTAAAAACACTAGAAGATAATAAATTTGATAGTGTGGTTACAGACCCACCATATCATTTAGCTTCCATTGTTAAACGATTTGGACCTGGTCAGAAAGCTATCAATAACCGAGATACAAAAGAAGGACGAAATGGTCCTTATCATAATACGGCAAAAGGTTTTATGGGACAGACTTGGGATGGTGGTGACATTGCATTTAATAAAGATTTCTGGAAAGAAGTATATAGAGTTATAAAACCAGGTGCAGTACTATTAGCGTTTGCCGCTCCTAGAAATTATCATAGAATGGGAGTTGCAGTAGAAGACGCTGGGTTTGAAATATTTGATATGATTAATTGGATATATGGTAGTGGTTTTCCTAAAAGAAAAAACTATTTAAAACCAGCACACGAACCTATTGTTATGGCAAGAAAAGGAGTTAATCCTAGTTTGAATATAGATGATTGCAGAATAGGATTAGTTGATG